TTACTCTTGATGCTTTCTGGCATACATAATATATAAGGTAAAAATTATTTATAAATGCCTTCGGAAATAAAACCCAAGATCCGTAAAGTAGCGGACATCAAAGCAAAGTTACTTAATCCTGCCCTTACTTCACATTTTGAAGTACAGATCCCTCTACCTAATGGTGCGGTTCGGTCAGAGTTAGAATCTATCCGTCCTGATGGTGGAGAGCAGCAAGACGCACTTAATATAAGATGCACGAATGCAAGTCTTCCTGGACATCAACTTGCTACTCTTGAATTAAGCAACACATATCATGGTGTCACTCAACGTCATGCATATCGTAAAATATATGATGATAGGATTGATCTTGAGTTCTTAGTTGATGCAGATGAATATCTCCCTATCAGATTTTTTGAAAAGTGGATTGATTCAATCATGCTTCAAACACAAGGGGGTGAAGGAAATGAAAGTCCCATAAGTCAATCGTATGCTTATAGGGCAAGTTACTCTGATGATTATGTTTGTCCATCAGGATTAAAGGTTACAAAATTTGAAAGGACTGGAAAGGATGGTGCATATACTGGTAGCTCACTTGAATATACATTTATAAATGCTTACCCATTTACCATATCATCCATGCCAGTATCATATGATTCATCATCGCTTTTGAAATGCACGGTTTCATTCTCATATCTTCGTTATGTTATTAATGATCTTATAAAAAAACCTAGCACCACACCTGGCAAGATTGGAGATCAGAGTTCTAAAATTGGATCTAAGCAAACACCTGCTTTGAATAAAGAGACACAAAATTTGACCGGCACTTTTAATAAAAATGCGTTTAACAAGGATGTACTTTCATCAGAGGATATTCGACTCGTTCAAGAAGAATTAAATTTCAGCACCTCTTTTAATCTGTAAACACATCTAAATAATCACACTGAAAAAACTATAGGATATTATGCCTTTACCAAAGATTGCTGCCCCAACTTACACCCTTGAGTTGCCATCCACAGGAGAAGAGATTTCATATAGACCTTTCCTTGTTAAAGAAGAAAAGGTTTTAGTTATCGCTTTAGAAAGTGAAGATACAAAACAGATTACAAATGCTATTAAGACAGTAATCAAGAACTGTATCTTGACAAAGGGTATCAAAGTAGAAGCACTTCCTACTTTTGATATTGAGTATCTGTTCCTTAACATTCGTGGCAAGTCTGTTGGTGAAGAGATTGAAGTAAATATTATCTGTCCTGATGATGAAGACACTCAGGTCCCCGTGATGATTGACCTTGATGATATTAATGTTATCAAAAATGATGATCACACCAATAAAATTAAACTTGATGATAATCTGATGATGGAAATGAGATATCCATCACTTGATGAATTTATTAAGAACAATTTTGATTTCCAGAGTGAAAGTGCGATGGATCAATCATTCAATTTGATCGCATCATGCATTAATAATATCTTTAGTGAAGAAGAAGTTTGGGCAGCAGAAGACTGCACCAAGAAAGAGATCAAAGATTTTCTTGAGCAGATGAATTCTGCACAGTTCAAAGATATTGAGAAGTTCTTTGAGACGATGCCTAAGTTGTCTCATACAATTAAGATCACAAATCCAAAGACTAAAGTTGAAAGTGAAGTGGTGCTTGAGGGACTAGCAAGTTTTTTCGCGTAGCCCTCTCTCATATGAGTTTAGAGGGGTATTACCGTCTTAACTTTTCTTTGATGCAGTATCATAAATATTCATTAACGGAGATTGAGAATCTCATCCCTTGGGAGAGAGATATCTATGTTGCTTTATTACAACAACATCTTGAAGATGAAAAGTTAAAACATCAGCAGCAGAATGGCATCTAAGACGCTTGATCCTATTGATATACTTCTAGAGTTAGGTATAGATCTTGATGATCTATCCGAGCAGGATTATCTTAGTGCCTTGATGGAGGCAATTGCCACCATCGAATTTAAAACGAAGGGTAAGGGTGACGAGAGAAGTGCTGCCCTTAGAGAAGAAGTCATAAAGATTAGAAAGGGAAAGAGAAAACCACAGGCGAAGAAGACAAAGATATCTGCAGATTCATTAAGACCGACCCCAAAGTTGATGGGTACGGCAGATAAAATTAATCCTAGTAAACTTCTTCCTCCGAGTCAGGAAGAAAGCACTAAAGAACCTGAGCAGGATTCTATTATAAAAATTTTAACTGACATTTCTGAGTCAGTTAAGTCAATACTCAAATCGCTTAAAGCAAGTAATAATATTTCAAAGAACCTTGCTGATGATGAGAGAAAAAGAAGAGAGACAAAGAAAAGATCTGGTGCTGAGAGTAAGTTAGAGAAGAAAAGATTTGAAGGATTAAAAAAGATTGGTGGTAAACTCATTCAACCAATCAAAGGACCTCTAGATGCACTATTTAATTTTCTAAAGAATGTAATTCTTGGAAGGGTTGTAATTGGTATTATTGATTGGTTAGGTGATCCAGAAAATCAGAAAAAACTTGAGAGTCTTGGTAGATTCTTCATGGACTGGTGGCCTACAATTGTCACCGCTGTTTTACTATTTGGCACAGGACTAGGTGGATTACTTAAAACAATAGTTGGTATTACATTTAAATTCATACCAAAACTTCTGGGATTACTTCCTGGTCTATTGAGATTCTTGAAGTCTCCCATGGGAAGAATTGCTGGACTAGCAGTTGGTGCTCTAGGTGTAGCGGGTATAATGAGTGATGGTGGTAAAGATGATGTAGATCTAACAAAACAAGATCCTGCACCAGCACAAACAACACCTGCACCTCAACAGACTCCCGAACCCATGAGAGAAGGGGGAATGGTTCCGGGTAAAGGACCAAACAAGGACACCGTGCCTGCCATGTTGGCACCTGGCGAATTCGTTATGAGCAGAGGTGCTGTGCAGAAGTATGGAGCAGACACCATGGCATCGATGAACGCTGCTGCTGGTGGCACTAACAGACCAGATGTAAGAGGTGGCATCACATACGCTGCTAGTGGTGGTATGATTGGTGACCATGGAAGAGAAGAGGCGTCTCCTAAATTAACCAGCGAAATGGCAAAGAGAGACAGAGCATCAGGTGGAGATTTGAATCCTGATGATACTGCTGAGAGCAGATTGGGTGACTTGATGAAGTCAACAAATCCAGAAAAAATTGCTGCTTATGATGCTAAACATGGGCAGGGTGCATACCGATCAAAGTTAAAAGAAAAACTAGGAAAAATATATTCTACATCATCTCCTTCTGGAACGGTTGCACCTAAGTCCATGCCAAAACCAACTGGTAAAGTTGTAGGAAGAGAGAATTTGCCTCCTGCGACTAGAGCATTACTTGAGAAGATGGATGCTCAAAGAGCAGGTGGCACTCAACCTGCTGCCATGCAGTACACAAAAGATGGTAAAAAAATATCTGCCAAACAATTCAACAGAGTTCAAGGTATGATGGGTGCAGCAAAAGAGGGTGGTGCAAAAGGTGTGTTAAATCATATGATTTCTGGTGCAAAGGGCATGTTTGGGGGAATGTTTGGTAAAGCACAGGGTGCTGTTAATGACCCCAAGTCTTTCGTTGAATCGATGGGAGGAACTGTTATTGACAGCAACAGTCAAGAGCAAAACATGAAGAGAGTCATGGCTCTACCTCCTGAAATGAGGGAGGCAGTCCTTGCAGACATGAAGAGAAGTGGTAGTGAAGTAAAAGAATCTTCAGGTATCAACTTACCTGGTGCCACAGCAGATAGACAATTAGTTAAAGTTCAACCGGGAGAAAGTATTTTACCAGTTGATACAGTCGCTAAACTTGGTGGTCCAGAAGCGGTAGATAGATTAATAGCACAAACAGATAGCAATTCAACTCCTGCCAAGTTGGGAATGAGGTCAAAGATGATGCCACAGGTGAGACCTCCTGCTCCCATGCAACCACAGATTAACTTGATTCCTACACAGACAAGTAGTAGCAAAGGATACGGTAATTCATCTGGATCCGCACTTCCAAATTTTGACGCTGGAACTGGTGATCCTAATAAAGCAAAACTTCTTGGAGTGGTTAGATAATGTTAGGTCTAGCACTTAGGGGAGCATCTGCGATATCAAAGGCAGGTAAGGGAGCACAGATGGCGCAAGCCATCACAGGTCGGAAGAAGAAATCAGAACCAGGTACAGCACGACCAGGGGGTGGCGAAGGTGGTGGTGGTGGATCAGCAATCATTAAAGCAAAGGTGGTTTCTGCTCCTGCATCTGCGATTGTTCCTGTTAAGAAATCTCCTAATGTTCAGCAGGGAACGGGTTCAGGAATCATTAGTATTCTTGAAACTATTAGAGCAAACGTAAAAGAGATAGATGATTTTTATAAGGGTACAGTTGCTGCCAAGAGAGAAGAGATAAAGAAAAGAAAGAAACAAGAGAGTGATCAGAGAAAGGCAGAACAGGAAACAAAACTAGAGAAACCAAAGATTGATAAGAAACCCAAGGGTATGAAGGGGTTGAAGATGCCAAAGACTGGTATTCTTGATGGTATCTTTAGGTTCATCAGTAATGTCTTGATGGGCATGTTGGTCATGAAGTTGATTGACTTTGCTGATACCCTTGAGAAAAGTGGTATTCTTCCTCTGCTTGGTAAAATAGGTGACTTTATTTTAGACATTGGAGGTAAGATACTTAATGGATTAATAACTTTTATTGATAAAGGGTATGAAATTTATGATGGACTAAGAAAATCTATCGGTGATAACTTTGGTGAGGGAGCACAAGAACAGTTTGATAGTCTTGCTGGCACTCTCAATAAAGTATTAAATACTGTTTTCTCAGTTGGTCTTGCCATCTCTCTTCTTGCTGGTGCGATACCACAGAAAGATCCAAAAGTAAAACCTAAAGTCAAACCAAAACCTAAGACCAAGGTTAACAAAAAACTGAAGAATATGGGTCTGGATGATGACCAGATCAAAGCATATAATAAAGCAAGACAGGGTGGTGCTGGTGCTACTGATGCACTTAAGCAAGCAAGGAAAGTCAAACCAAAACCAAAACCAAAAGGTTTC